AGATACATATGTTGAAGTGCTTCCACTTATTCTACAAGTATAAACCCTATATCCAGTATCTTCAACACCAATTAATGATTTACTACCAGTAAAATTTAACCAGCTACCAGATGTGCTATGACAATATTGGGCACAAACAAGTGATGCATTTGTTGCATTAACTACTGGTTGAAGCCAAGTAACTGCAATACCTGCTGGAACATCGGGTAATACGGCAGTAACTGCTGTATAATCTGGAAGTGTCCATGATCTGTTTGATTTATATGACATTGCAAATAGTAATTCTTGATCTTCAATTACAAATATTTTTAAATCAGGAAATACTTTTCCAACAACAAAACCTTCAGGGTCGCCTAAATCATAATAATAAATATTAAGTCCACTTAATAATTGTTGACCACCAATCGGAGATAATGTTGTTCCTAATGTTTTAGTAGTTGATTTATGCCACATAATTGTTGGGATATCAAGGGTTGGTGTATCATTTAGAAACCCTTCCCCATACACATTTGCTGGACTTGAATTTGTATAATGTATAACACCTAATTTTTTATATGTTGGTGCTTGATTTTGTATGTATGATACAAAACCACCCATTGTTCTATTTTTAAATTCAGTATATTTTAAATCACCTGCTTGTACACCAATAATTTCTTCAGTAAAAATAATTGACATATTCCAATATGGAAATACTATTGTTGGACATTGACTATTTTCTAAAAAGGTTAAAACTGCTTCATCAAGATAATCAGTTTCTGACATACTGAGCACAGTATCACCACTAAAATTAATCTCATTATAATATATCATTGCACCAGCATAAACACTTGAAAATGTTTGTGGACTAAAATCTGGTATTTCTCTATCAACAGCAACATTCACACTACCACCAGCTAACGAACCACTAGTAATTCCAGTTATTCTATAAAATAAATTTGGTGTTGGGTATGTTTTTGTTACACTAACTCCTGTTGTACTAACATCTTGTGTCCACCTAACAAACAAAATATCACCAACTGCTGGTTCTTCACCACTACTCCCGTATGTTGGTGATTTTTCTAATATTATTGAATTTCCACCAACAACATTACTCATATCAATCATGGCATCTGGTTGTTTCACATGATTACTATCACTAATAAATTCAGTGTTATTGTTTGTGAAAAATCCTAGAGATTCTATTTCGTTTTCAACAACATATGGTGTTGAAGGTACATTCGTTATTTCATTAAGTGTATCACCACTTAAATTTTTCGTAATAAATGAAATTATATTTGGGTTCTTGTTAGCTGGTTTTAATATTGATGCATTAAATGCTGTATATTCACTATCTTCAGCATGAACATTAGCATTAAAAGTATAATCAATTTCACTATCCCCAAGAGCATAATATTTAAAATCTAATTCACCTTTAGATAGTTGTTCCCTACCTTTTGAGGTCAATTTGATATTTAATACTATCGGGTCTTTTTTCTCTATGAATCCCATTTATTTATTTTTATTATAAATACTTATGTTTATTTTTTAAATTAAATTTCACTATTCATTATGTTGTACTTGCATTACACACCACACCATACCCAACACACTCACAAATATTTTTAGCGAATGACCTAAAATATACTGTTGTTGATGATGATAAACCAGATAATGTTTTAGTAAATTGTTCACCAACACTCATAACACCACATGTTGAAACACAACAAACATATGAACTAGCACTTCCATATTTTAAATTCTTATCAACACCATAGGTTGAACATTCAGTATATAATATTCCATATTCATTAATAGTTGTTGGAACACCATAAGCAGTCATATCACTATCATTCACATTAAAACTATTGGTTGTTATTGTACCAGCAGTACCAGTACACATTGTAGGTGCAACTATTTCTAATGTAGCTGTTGTTTTCACAGTACCATACCCAACACAATCACAAGTATTTTTAACAAATGCTCTATGATATATAGATGTGTTTGATGGAAGACCAGATAATGTTTTAGTAAATAGTTCTTCCTGATCAATAAGAGCACATGATGAAACCATACAAACTTCTGGATTTGGACTATCATACACTAAATATTCTGGTTGACCATAAAATGAACAGTCGGTATATAATATTCCATATTCATTAGTTGCTTCAGGAACACCATAAATACTCATCTGACTATCATTAACAGCAAAACTATCAACTGTTATTGAACCAGCAGTACCAGTATCCACTGTGGGTGCAACTATTGCTAAAGTAGTTGCATTACACACAGCACCATAACCAAAACAATTACAAAGATTCTCACCGAATGATCTAAAATAGTATGTAGTGTCTGATGTAAGACTAGATAAAGTACAAGTAAATAATTCCCCAACACTTACATTATCAAAAGTAGAAATGCAACTAACACAAACTTTGCCCTTTTTCAAATTTGCTGTAGTACCATATGTTGCACAGTCAGTATATAATATTCCATATTCATTAATTGTTGGTGGGTCACCATAAACAGTCAATTCACTTTCATTAACAACAAAACTATCAACAGTTATTGAACCAACAGTACCTGTACAAAATGTTGGAGCAACTAGTGGTAACGTATCAGTTCTACAAATTGAACCATAGCCAGTACATTCACAACAATTTTTAGCAAATGCTCTATAATATGTTGTACACTCTGGAAGTAAACCACTTAATGATTTATGCCATTCTTGTCCAACATCTTGATTACCTAATGTTGAAACACAACAAACATATGAACTAGCACTACCATATACTAAATTCTTATCAGTACCATATGTTGAACATTGAGTATATAATATACCATATTCATTAATACATACTGGTGTAGCAGCACTATCTATTCTACTATCATTTATATTAAAACTATTAATTGTTATAGCAGCAGCAGTTCCTGTTGCAAGTGTTGCTGCTATTATTGGTAAAGTAGTTGTATTTTTCACACTACCATAACCAACGCACTCACAAATATTTTTAGCGAATGACCTAAAATATATTGTTGTATCTGATTCTAAACCACTTAATGATTTATGCCATTCTTGTCCAACATCTTGATTACTACATGATGAAACTTTACAAACATTAGTATTTTCATATTTTAAACAAGCAGTTTGTCCATAAAATGAAGAATCAGTATATAATATTCCCCATTCATTCATCGTTATTGGGTTTCCACCATCTGTAATGATACTATTATTCACGATAAAACTATCAACACTTATTGAACCAGCAGTTCCAGTATCAAGTGAAGAAGCAATTATTGGTTCAGCTAATGTTGTAACTTCAATTATATTCCCATAATATTCATCACCACTTCCTGCCATTAACATATATGCACGATATTGATAAACACTGTCATTATCTAAACCAGATATTGTTATATTCTGAGAATAATCCACCGAAAGCGGTCCGTTTAATGGTGATGATGGTGCTGTTGACCAACCACCAGTAGTACCTTTTCTATATTGAACTGCATAATAATCAATATTACCGTATTGGACAACATTAATTAACCCAGTATCTACTATTCTATTATAATATATACCACCTGTTGAATATGTTTCCACATGATGAGCAACTCTAGTTTCCACTGATGGTGGCGGTGGTGGTGGCGGTGGTGTCGTTATTATTCTAACATTATTAGCTGTTGTAGCTGTCCAAGGTGATATTACAAATGCACGATAATCATATGTCGTATCATCATCAATATCATTTAACGTCATACTATAATTATCAACTGAAAGTGTCCCTGTTTCTGACACCCTTATCCACTCAGAACCAATATTATTTATTTTATAATCAACACCATATTCACATACTTGAGCAAAATTATAAATATTTTCCCCACCTGTTGTTAAACTACCAAGCACACCCTCAGTTGTTTCAACATATAAATTAATGTCTTCTGGTGGTGGTTCTGGTGGTGGTTCAATTGTTTGTACTGTTTGAAACAAACTACCATCGTCGCCAAAATATTGATTAAGTTGATTAAAACTAACACCTCTTTTATACATATGTTTTTGTTTTGTGAAAACACTATTTCTAATTAATAACCCACCTCTTTTAATAATTATTGTTGAAGATAATAATTGATCAACAAATCTTTGGAAGAATGCATTATATTTACTTAAAAACGGATATAGATTCTGAAATGTATAACCATTTGATTGTAATGGATTATCATCTGAAAGAGTTGCCCTTTCTAAATATGTTTCATAAATTCTTAATAAAGCTGGATACCACCCACCTTTAAAATCACTTATTGTTTGTCTGTTTCTGGCATTAATCATTTTTCTCTGAATCAATTCAATAAATTCAAGAAACGACAATTCACTAATATCACCAAGACCAAAACTATCATTAACAACAGGAGTAAATGCACTACTATTTGCTACAAGATAATATACTGTGATCACATCACCATACTTTATACCTCTTGGTAAAAATATTTCAAACTGATTCATCACATTAATGTTATAATCCAAAATTGGTTCTAACGCAATTCCGTTAATTAAAAACTTAACGTCACTAGCTTTAGTTGCTTTGTAATTAAGTTTATATACATATTTATTTGCACTTGCATTGAAATAGATTTTATTTGTATTAAAACTATCAACTCTAATAACTTCACTTCTTAAATTAATATCATCACTACCAGTTACAGTCATATATGAAACCTGTACTTCTGGATTTGAATTAAGAAAAGTTATAACTTCAGGATTCTGAATAATTATTCGATTAGTCCCACCACTTGAATTTGCTGGGTCTAAGATATAGTCTGCTGTAAATTGTGGAGTACCTTTAGTAAGTGCAATACCATTAATAGTTACTTGTAGATCACCACGTGGGTAACTTGGTAGATCAAGATATATGTTCCCATACGATGCTTGAAGTCTTGTAACTATATATTCAACAGTTATTCCACTAATAGCACTTGTCGTACCAGAATTAACAAATGTTGCTTGAATCACATCTCTTCTAGTTCCCAAATTTCTTGCAACCCCACTAACTAATGTGAAACTATTTCCTGAAACAGTATAATCTGCACGTGTCAATTCCTCAGTTGACCCACTCTTAGGTGCATTAAGTAAAATACCATTATATCTAACTTCGAAATCCCCTTGAAGTCCATTCACATCATAAGGTAATGTAAATGTGTTCTCTTCACCACTATATGATAAAGATATATTTACATATGAATATGGTAATGTGTACCCACTTGAATTTGCTGCAAAATCTTTTTGAATATATTCATAAACATCATATTCAATTCCACGTGCGGTATCAAGTGCAACATCAACTTCTTTAGTGTTAATAACTAACCTACTGTCTTCTTGATAATATTGTGGTGTTGTATCATGTATTCTTGTTGTTGCTCCAGATTGAACCCACGATTTTTTATTGTCAACTGTTGCAGACAAATTAAATCCAGCCAAACGAAACGCATCAAGATATGCTTGACCACCATCAGAATCACCACTAATTTGAAAATAGAAATCGCTTGTCTCTAACGGTGCAATTGGATAACCATCAGTATCATATGGTAATGAGTTGGATGGAAAATCTGCCTGAGTTAATGGAACTGTATTTGGGTCGATTTTACCCTCAACAGTATAAACATATTCTGTTATATTGATGAATGGTTCTGGTATTCCAATTAATAAAAACATTGATTTTATCGCTTGGCGAGTACCTTTTGATTTCCAAAAATAACTAGTGTTGTTAATAATTCTTCTCCAAAGTTCAATATCAATTTCTGCTGGTAATGTGTTGTCATTTAAATTCCTTTCAACATCATCAATGGTTAAGAATCCGTCAACTAATTCACTTTCATTCACTAATGAAAAATAATCCCAACCAAAAGTATTTGCCATATTTTTTATTAGTTGATCAGGAACATTATCAATTTTATCATATGTTATTTTATTAATATGTACAAGAGAATCAATAAATTCCCTAATCTTATCAAATTCTTCACCATAAATTCTTAGAAGTTTAAGTATTTTACCTTCACTAGTAAAATCATATGTTTTAAGTGAGGATGGTGTTAAAAATCTTGCAATTAAATCGGTTTTCACACTATCATATTTCCCACCAATAGTCAACATTATTTCCAAAAATTTTTGATAATTTGGTGTATCAATTTCTATATTATAACCATCACTAGTTACCCAAAGTATTTGTGTGTTAGAATATATAATTTTACCACTATCGAGTAGTTTTGGGTCTTTCATTGTGAATGAAAAACCATTAGTACCATCTCTAAAAGAAACAATGTTCCTTTCATATGGACTTAATAACGCCCTAAATTCTTCGAAAACAACATTATTTGGTCTAATATGATAATCGAGAATACCAGTACTACCAGTCCCCATAAAAGTAAATGGGTTTCCTTGAATTTCTAATTTTATGTGTGTGTTTATAAAATTATTACTAGTGTTTGTTGAATTACCAGTATAACCAATTATAGGGTATAATGTTTCTGGGTCTAACGATGACCAGATTACATATTTATCATATGAAACATTTAAATTCTTCAATTCGACATCATCTGGCAAAGTTTCATTACCATCGTTATATATTAAACCAAATTTATTCTCCATATATGCTGTAGGTACATAAATTGTTGAAACGTTTTTGATTTCATTATAACTAAATCCACTATATGTGTAATTACTACTTAATATGGTTTGTGAGTTAAGAAATAGACTTCCCGGATATGCAAGGATTATTTCCTGAATAGCTACTCTTAAAAATTCATAAGCCGAACCATACCTAACAAAAGTATTTAAATTTGATTTATCTAAGTTTAATGTTGCGTTTGTTGAGTATTCTTCAATTATTTCAGACTGTGTTGTTGAAACATTAAGAGATTCTAAAGAAATTGGTTGAACAAATGAACTTAAAGTGTTTGTATAATCAATAGTTACCTTATTATCGAAGTTTGATGTGACAAAAAACTTTCCAAACGAAAATATTGTATTAGATGGTGTGTCATTAAAATAACTCCCATTTAAATTTGCATTGAGTTGTGAATTTACTACTTTTACTTTTCCCACAGTCTTTACGATTTATTATAAATACAATAAAAAGAAAAATCCTAATTAATTAAATTAGGATTTCTTTAAATTAGTTTTATGTGAATTATTCAACCCCATCAATAACTTGGTCAAAATTTTGATTCTCATCAATATTTGTTCTTCTTTCTTTAACCTCAAATAATGGAACATTATTAACATCATCTTTTATTTCGAATATATTGAATTGTTTTGTTATTACTCTATTTGAATCATAATATGTGATAATACCATTATCGACATCTTTAACTTGTTCACCAGCAACTATATCAGTAAGAGTATCAATTGTGTTTGCAACCATATCCACTTCAATAACAAGTGGTGAAAAAAATGTGTTTGATATTAAAATCATTTGATCTGGAGTTCCAATAAATGGTGAGACATTTGGTTTTACATCAGATGCACTACTTGGGGTTAATTGTAGAAACATTAATGTTCCGCTATCATCAAATCTATATCTTGTTGCTGTCTGAGTTGTGTTACCAATATTTTCAGTAACAGGAACAACTTTATTTGATGTTACTACATAACGAACAAGATTTCTTATTTTATTATTAGTGTCTGAATCAATATACTCAATACGATACCCCTGTAATGCATTATTCGCACGTAAATTTTCAGATAAATCGTTAGCATCAACCACAATCCCCTTAACGTTTGGCAAAGAGGATAATACACTACAATCAAGAATAATTGTATCAATTTTTTTAGGTTTAATATAAATTGTATATAATCCCAATGAATTAAAAACGCTTGCAGGTAATCTTAAATTATAAAGACCTTCTAAAAGATTTTCATTACCTACAATTTGTTCATCTTCAGGTAAATAATTATATGATAATATTTCCGTTGAATCTAATTTATAGATAAAATTATTTAACGTTTCTCTGCTAGGAGTAAAATTATAATAAACATCAATATCATCGATGCTTACATCTGCGGGTCTTGTTATTCCATAAATTCCTGTTGCCATACGTTTAATTATTAACTATATTAAAATATTTTCCACCAGCATATGTTGTTAAATCCACTAAATTCCTAATATATTCTAACTTATAATTTTTATTAAATGCTGATAAATCTGTTCTTTCTATAAATACGTCATCAGAAATTTTAGGGTTAGCAACAATTTTTTCTTTATCCATATTTTTTATATATGGTAAATCAATAAAATTATTGGTGTTATTTGGTGTATACGTAAATGTCGTTTCAACACCGTCTATTAATGTTTCATCAATATATTGAATTCCACCAATATAATATACAACATATTCTATTGATGGAGAATTTGGATAATCAACACCATCATTACCCCAATTACCACCACTAACATATTGGTTCGCAAATATTGTTGATGTTGTATATTTTCGTAGTTCGGGTAATCTACTATTATTTGTTGTACCTGTTATCATAAGATTATACTCCCATTATAATAAACCAATATCATCTTCTTCTATTGGTGTTATAGTTTCCTCATACGGGTCGAAAAAACCAAAATCACGTCCTTCTTGTTTCAACCCAATTTTTATATAATATACTGCATCTAAATTAGGTATAATAACATAACACATACCTGTTGTTCCAGTACATGCTGTTAATCCAGTAGTAACTGCTTGCAATATGGTTTTTTTTATGATTTCCATTTATTCCACACTTTTCCTTAATAACACTTTAATATCTTTTTCAGGATATTTAATTTCAAACATTGAATCTTTTGTTGAATAAATTGTATTATTTTCAATTTTAATTTCACCAGTAGTAGTGTTTGAAATTTGTTGACCAATAGTATTGTTTGAATATTGGTCACCAACTTTATTAAACACTTTAATACTAATTATATTTACAACACCATTAACATCAAGTATTTTTTTCTGAAGTCTACCAAGAAAAACATCTTGATTCATATCACTATTATTAATATTAAAATAAGTCTTTACTACTGAAATTATATTATTTGCAATTTGATTATCGGTAATGTTTTCGATATATGCATCAATCTCAAACCCTAAATTATAAATTTTACCATCTTTAATTTCAACATAATCATTAACCATTCTATGTTGTGATAAATATTCACTAATGTTTGTTTTTAATAAAGAATTACTTGTATTTGATAATTTACCATCAGCACCAATTCCAAGGATTGAAATTAGAATCTTATTATTTAATTTAAAAACATTTGTACGAAATGGTGAACCGAACTTACCGGGCATCTTATACGTTTGCATTAAATAATCAGTAAGTATTACATCTCTATTTTGACTAGAAAAATTATATTTAGTTAATTGTCTTATTTGTTCAGTATTTAAACCGTCATTTCCACCAATAGCTGGAATTGGATTTGTTGTTCTTAAACTCCTATAAACGTTTTGATTATATTCCTGACGTGAACCATTAACGTTTAAAGTATATGACCCAAGTTGTGTTAATACGTTTGAACCAATGTTAGATGCTATACCACCACCAGTTCTATATTTAACAAATAACGTATAATTAGCTTTCAGTTTTTCACCAAGGGCAGTACCATTTAGAAAATTTTCAAGAAAATATCGATCATTAACACCCTCTTTTAAAAAACCATCTCTAAATGCATCGATATTAGCATCACCTGAACCAAAAGTTAATTTACAAAAACCATTTGGTGTAAATTCTTTTATGAATTTTTTTGTAATATCTAACCACTTACCTACTTTCAAATTATTAGTATTAGTACTTCCAGATGAACTATTTGGGTCTTCGATAAAAACTCGCTGTTGAGCTAAATAATCAACCTCAAAATATTGTTTAGTAATGTCATAAAAATCACTATACTCTGGTGTTGTTATTGAAGTACCTTCCATGAGAATTACACTTTCAATTTCAATAATATCTGCATCTGGTAATGTTATTTGAAAAAATGGTACAACATCATTAGTATTAATAACCCTTTTAAAAATACTTGTACTCCCATTTATAACAACTTCTCTTTTAGTGACAGTATAACTGACTGGTATACCATTAGGGTCTAAAACAGGTATAATACTTCGATTAGGGTCACCCAAATTACTTAATGGTGAATTCCAATCAATATTTTCTTGTGTCTCAAATATTTTACCCCCACCAATTATTTGTGCACCAGCATTTAATACTGGATAATAATTACTATCTGGAGCATTACCTAATACTGGAATTGTTACACTAAAATCAACAACAGTAACACTTGGTCTTTTTGCTGGGATGTTGAAACCCATATTTTTTGCAATATTTAATATTGAACTTCTTTGTTGTGCATACTCTAATTGAGTTTCTTGAAATGCCCTATCAGTATTAATACTAAGATTATTAGTAACTCCAGCATTTAAATCAATAAGCATTGCACCAACACTAGAATCCATAAAATCACTAAGAACTTCTGGATATGCTTGTCTAATATATGAAATTAAATCTGTTCTAATTTCCCCAAAAGTTCTACTTCCATATTGAATAATATTCGTTGTTTCTGTTGCCATTATAATGTATTATTTATATTTTATTTTTATTTAAAAAACTAGATTAAGACTACCCTCTTCGCTAAGTGTATCATCGTTATAAGTAAATTTAACATCAACACTTAATTGATTTTCGCTAATTTCATTCCCATTATCATCAGTTAACCAATTAAACAATATTGAATTAATTTTAATTTCTGGAATATATAGTGACACTGTGTTTTTTATTTCATTCTCAACCTCTTGACTAGTTAAATCATCATTAGGTTCAAATATATATTTAATCAAATCAGTCCCATAATCGGGGTCATTATATCTTTCACCCTTTACAGTTAATAACAACAATAATAAATTACTACTATAAGCTGTTTTACTAGTTTGATTCATTAGTAAAAAACTATTTTCTTCATAATTATCCTCAAAAGGAAAAGTGATATTATAAGTATTCATAATATTTGATTTATTATAAATACTTATAAAGAAAAAATCCCGATAATTAATTTATCGGGATTTTTAATTGTTTACAAATTACTATTATTTTAGTTTTTTTGTCGTTTAGCTTTCGTTTGTGCTTTCTCTTCATCATCTTTTTGTTTTTTCTGATCAAAAAGACTTTTAATTGATTCATGTAATATGATTACTGGTTCATGACCATATTTTTGAAGTACACCTGTATGTGTATTAACATTTGTTTTTTTCAATGAAATTGCATCACTATCACTTACACTAACGCCTGCAAGACATTCAACAATTGCCATCTTCTGCATATCTAATGGCAACCCATCAAATATTTCTTCATTAAACACTACGGTAAAATTTACACCATCAGTAAGAATTTCAGTAACATCATTTGTTTTACTAATTTTATAAAGTTCCTTTTGTTTACTATTATTGAATAATTCAAACATAATCCAATGAGGGATTGTTGTTTGATCTCTAATCTCATCAAATAGATTTACTAAATCTTCTGACGCTTTTTGAATTTTTGACATAAATAATTGTTTTTAATTAATAATATATTTCGATTTAATTTGTTCAATTTTCTGGGAAAGATCAGCATAGATTGGGTCTTCATCATTAAATTCTTTTTCAAATTTACCTTCAAGTTCATCTGTGAAACCAATCATATCTTCAATACTTGCTTTTACCATATCTTCGATATCAATTAATGTTGCTAATTGTTTATTAGCAGAATCAATTTTTTTCAATTGCTTCATCTTTTCCTCATACTCAGTATTGAGTTCAAGTGCTTTTTCTTCAGTTACTGGTTTAATATTCTTATTGACCTCATCCTTTAATTTATCGAGATTTGTTGTGTCAACATATGAAACACCATCATCACTTTCAATAAATTTGGTTTCTGCTAGTTCAGTAACCTCAGTTATCTTTTTTGCAGCTTCAGAATTAAATTCTCCATTATCTGCTGCTTTTTTTAATTTTTCTAAAAATTCGCTCATAATTTTTCGTTTTATTGTCCCATCATTTGCATTTCAACTCCAGTGAATTTTAATACTTCATGGGTATTATTATAATTTATTCTTTTAACATATTCATTAATACCAAACCCAATTAATTGTCCATAATCATCCTGAATAAAAATTTCTTTAATATTAATAATTTCATTAAAAATATCAGAATCATCCGTAAGTTCATTTGTTTTAAAATGTAAAGGTATAAAAAATTCTAATTGTCTATGCTCAAAACCAATTTTTTTTACATGTAAAAATTCACATAATTCCTCTATTTTATTTATAGCTTTATCATTATCACGTACACCAGTTATTGGGAATTTAAATTGTTTTGATTTATTTTGCATATCAAGCACTTCATACTCATCGGAAGCATCTTCCTTCTTCTTAACAACATCCATAACTTTAGCTAATCCAACTTCAATTGGGTGATTATTAAAGATATATAAAATCTCTAAATCATCATCCTTTGTACGTCTTTCCTCAAATTCATTTGCAATTACCTCACCAAGAGTTTTTCCAGAATGTTTATGTTTTTCATCAAAGAAACCATAATGTTCATATCTTCTACCATAACGGTCTTTCATTCCATAACTCGTCCCATATTTATCCGCAGCAATAGCCATTTGATGTGGTGTTGCTTTTTTTATGAAATTATCTGCTTTTTTCAAAATCTCATAATAATCCTTAACATATTTTTGATCGGTTTCACCAGCATAAAATTTTTCCAATAATTGATTACGACTACGCATTCTTTGCGTATGATTATTTCTTTCATCTAAACTATTTGGGTCAGCTTTAAGAATCTCTTCCTCAGTATTAAATAATGCAACACTTATCTTAAAAATTACACTATGTAATTTTAAATAAATCCAAAGAATTATATTTTTGAAAAATTTCTTCATTATTTAATCAACCTTTAATGTTTCACCAACAACAGCTTTATAAAAATCTGCACGTTTTTTCGTAACATCAGCAAGATTATATTCGACTTTAAAATCTTCATATAATTGTTCACCTAAACGTTTACGTAAATCAGCATCTAATATTAATTTTTTTAAATGTTTTTTCCAATATTTATGTGAATTTTTCACTGATGGGATTAATACACAATTTTCCATGTGTTTACCATGAACATTATATGGTGGTATATCACTACATACAATAGGAAGTTTTCTTGTCCAACATTCAACCTGTTTTAGATTTGATTTCATTCTATTAAACTCATTATCTGCAAGTGGAGCAATCACTATATCACTTTCATCCAATACCTGTGCATATGTGTTTGCTTTTTGTGTCCAACGTCTACCAAAATTACCCTCATCATCATACTTAACATTTCTTTCAAAATTCATAAGCCATTGAAGATAATCAGCATTTTCAATCATTCTATGATTATCAGTTAAAATCTTTTCATATATAAGATAAACACTTTCTTCTGATTTAATATCACGTTTTTTACTGTCGAATACTTTATCCCTGTATTTGTCTTTAATTTCTTGTGAAATTCTTGGTATTTGATCAACATCACCACCAGATTTATTTATTGCTTTCACAACATCATGAGTCCATAAACCTTTTTTCTCAAGTTCAGTTCTAAAATCTTGATTAAATGTGATGTCAGTTGTATTACCTTCAGTATCCCAACCAGCAATAATTACTTTAAACTTACCTTTCAGATCAGTGTCATTTGATAAAACATTCATAACACCTTGAAGCTGTTGAACATCACCCATATGTGACGACCCAGCCATATACGAAATCCTAACTAAACCATCAGGGTCTGGTTTCCAATTGTTTTGAAATTGCTTCATCCATTTAGGGTCAATACTATTGTAGAACACCTCCACATTATCTTTAGCAGTTACTTTACGAATTTCATCAGCAAAAATATCTGTTGTCGTTGTAACATAATCTGCGAGTTTTAGATTATCTAAAATTGGGATGTGCATTTGTTTATCTTTACCCATAGTATAGAAGGGGTGATCTTTGTGCAATTTCCAATAATCATCAATATCAACAATTAAAATTGTTCCTGATTTCTTTAATTCAGCAGCTAAATTTAACATTTGTTGAGTATCACCCAAAAACTGTCGATGATAGTGTATTATATGAAATGTTTTTAAATAGTCAACATATTTAGGGTCATTGAAGTCTATTTGTGGATTTATTTCAATAAAGAAATCATCCGAATGATTTCTTTCGAGTTCCATTGCTGGTGTTAATGTTCTAAAATAATTAACACCTGCTCCGTCAAGGTTGTAGAATAATATTCTGATTTTACCGTCCATATTTATATTTATAAATTATTATAATATTATGTAATTAATTATAAATACGTAAAAATACAGTAAAGTTCTTAAAAATGAAAGGGAATTAAAAAAAAATGTCAATATTTCTATCGACATTCAATTTGTGTGTGTTTAATATGGTTTCATACTAATCCGAATTTGAACTTGAAGATTTTCTTCTGCTTGATTTTATAGTATCTGATTCTTTTTCTTTTTCAGTTTCTACTTTTTTATCAACAACAGGTTTTTTTGTTGATTTCATTTTTATTGGGGTAGAAACTTTAGGTTTTTTTGTTGATCTACCTAATTCGGGAGGGGTAATTGTCATAACAGTAATTAGATTTTTGATTCTCAATCTATGTACTGATAAAGGTAATATCGGAACACTTAAAAATACATCATCTTTTGGTTTTACCAAAATACTTTTCTTTATCATTTTGTCAACATATTCAATATTAACAGCAGTATTAAATTTTCTATCACGTTTTGGAAGAAGATTTGTAATATTAGTAATTCTATATATATTCATCGTAATTTATTTTAGTCCTTGAATTATTTTTTTATCATACATTATTCCATCATAACCCATTTTCATTGCTTTTTCAGCAACAGCTTTATTTTTTATGTTAATTGAAGGAACATCATATTGTTTACTTATTTTTTCGAAATTTACGTTTGGAAACCAACTTTTAGCTAATATATCAACAGGTTCTTGACCATCTTTATATGTTACACCCATAGATGATGTATCCAATAAATTATCAAAGTCAATTTCATATTTATTCCAACCACTAACTGGTTCAACAGTAAAGAAATTACCAACAACTGAATTATCATTTATTGGTTCTTTTCTATAACCTATAACAGTTTTTTTGTTTTTATTTGGTTTTTCTTCAGTTTCAGAATTAAGATTATCTTCTTCTAATGAATTTAAAAACTGATTCTCATCTTCACCATAAAAATTTATAGCATCCTGTACTTGAACTTCTTCCAATCCTTGTGATTCTTCATATTCGTAAATATCTTGTATTTTATTTAAGATTCGACAAGCATCCATAAAATCAATATTTAATTTAACAGCAAGTATTGGTTTATTTTCAAACATTGCTTTAAAATATCGATGATGTCCATCACAAATATTTAATCCCCCCCCCCCTGCAATCCAAATTGGATTATTATCATCAAGATTTACACCACTAATTTCATTCGAATAAACAATTTTTTGAGATGGTTCGATACCATCATTTTCACTTGGTTCTAATTTAACCATCTCAAAATCAACATTTTCCTCATCCAATTTCTGTAATACTGTTGTATATTGTTGATTTATTTGGGGTAAATGATATGGTCTTCCGTTTTTTAACATAATATTTCATTATTTTTTAGTTCACATAATAATGATTCTTCAATATATGATAACACATTATGTGTTAATTTTAATAATTTATATCCACCATCAACGGCAAAACGAATTTTTTTATTGTCGTATTTTTTTTGTTTTATGAACTTTTTCATACCACCAAAAAAAGTAATTGGTTTACTATGTTGAATCCCATCAAATTCAATCATTAATTTATACTTTGGAAGATAAAAATCATAAAATAGTGGATTTTTATCCCCAATCAATCCATCAAACGATACTTGTCTTTGAAATTTAATATTATTGTTTTCTAAATATTCAGCAATCTTTCTTTCCCCTAACGATTCTTTACATGATGGGCAACCTGCCCCATTTAAATGATTAAAAGGTCTTTGACTAAAAATCCCATGTTTATTACAAATTATTTTTATTTTTGTTAAACTATTGATATAATTAACCATTGAATAATCATAATTATCACCATGAATATTATATGCTCTTTTTTTAAAATCATTAGTTGTTAATGCAAATTGTTTAGATAATTTTTCATTACTACATTTTGGACATTTTGATTTTTTTTCTATATGGTGTCTTGGATTCTGAGAGAAAACACCATGTTTTTTACAAATAATATTAATATTAGTTCTACAATTCATATAATTAACTAATGAATAATCATATTCATTACCATGAACACCAATTGCTCTTCTTATAATATCATCTGTTGTTAATTTTCTCACAATTAATAGTAAATTTTATTATAAATACTGTTAATTTAATTTTCCGAATTCTTCATGAACCATCTTTAATAAAACATCATTCGATTCTAATAAACTAATTTTATCATTATCAACAAAATATAATGTATATTCTACATCATCAGGTAACTGATCATTAATATTTGTATATTCTGCAATCTTTCTGGCATCTTTTTCCATAAAATCATCATACACAATTATTTCTTTAAGTTCTGGGTTATATTTTTTAATTTTTAAAATAACATCACCTTTACTCTCACGACCTTTTTTTAATATAATATCATCAACAACAATATTATTTAAATTAAGAACATTCTCAACTTCAGAACGTAATTTTTCCATCCTTGATGTTAAGATTATAACACTTGTATCAGGAATATTTTTCTCTCTCTCTAATTGAGATAATACATTTGGAAATGGTTTGATATCAAATGCTTCGGTATCTAAACTTTCTTTACGACCCCACCAACCTATATGTGGAAAAGGTTTATTATAATGCTTTTCCCACATTGGTCTTCCTATTTCTGGACTAAATGTATTCATTAACGTACCATCAAGGTCAAAAATCACTAATCTTTTCATTATTACTTATATATTGTTGTCATTATAAATTGTTCAATATCAGCAAAAGGTACTATAACTACCATATCCCTTCGACCCATTCTTCGGTATCGATGGTATGCTATCTCAACTAAATCATCTGGTTTAATAAACACATAACCATTAGGGTTAACTATTTTACTCTTAACGAATTTTTTTAATTTCGCTCTATGAATTAAATCAAATCTATCTTCTCTTTCAAAAGCAATTGCATGTGCTTTACCATTAATCCAACCTCTTTTACCTTCAACATTTTTAAATTCAATCCAAGTTAATCCATACTTATGACTTTCCTTATATCCTTTAACATCAACAAGGGCAGATTTTTTATCTTTAGTCATCTTAACATCCCAATGTTCATGTCTATCTTGATATCTTGTTGGTCTTATACAATCATAACCATCTCGTTCAGCTAATTTAATAAAATATTCTTCAACTTTTAAACCATCAGCATACATTTGTTCTTGCAATTCATTAATCGTTGACATAATTTAATTTTTTATTAATATGTGTATTTAGTTAATACATTATAATTTTTATCAAGTGCCATTAATGCGATTTCTACTTCCTTAAAACATTCATTAATTCCACCACCACATAATACTATTCTACCACGATACCTTTGAAGATATTCCATCAAATCTGGTATATTAATCATATCTTCAGCAGGTTCAAGTAAATCTTGAATATCATCATAACCATATTCTTCTTTAAATGCACTCCACATTTCTTCATCAATCTCTCTACTATCATTAATATTATGACGTATCATAAACTTGATGAAATCAACAAGTTCATCATCATTAATACCTTCATCCATGCAGTATCGAAAAAAAGCATATCCTTTATCATAAAAATTTGCTGAATAAGCAATATTCTCATCTAAACCATTTTCAATAAGCCAAAATTTATATTCATTTTCATCAGGAAAACCCAAATCAGGTCCATTGAATAGGAACGTTAGAGAATTCATAGCATCATAATTCTTATTAAGAAATTCTGTAAATCTATATATATCAAATGTAAATGCATTTTCATATGCTTCTTGAATATCAACAGATATTAAATCAACACCACCAACAGAATTAACACCTGAATTTTCAAGTAATTTATTACGTTGCTCTTCTTTAAGAAATCTTACTTTTCTCATACTTCAGTTACTTTTCCTGTTAATGTTAACGGAAACCCTAATG